AATAGCCTGTGCAGTCAAGTCAATACTTAACTCAACTTGATAAGGCATACGTCCTCTGTTGGAGTTACCTGTTGCAGGAAGTAAAAGTGATGTTATAGTAGCCATTTTTTAATCTCCCTCTAAGCTGCGTTATATACGGCATTAACAAGAGCTTCTGGACGAAGGATCTTTCTGCCATACAAATGCATACCACGAACAATGTCAGAGAAACTGTCAGGGTCACGATATGTCTCAGTCTTATTGATCTGCTCTGCAGTAGCAACAGCAGAATCGTGTCCAGCTACAATTACACCATAGTTAGTAAGTTGGTTTGCAGAACCTGAAGTTCCCGGACCTGTTCCTACTGATGGTAAATTGCTTGAACTATACACTCTGAAACCACCCAAGTTATTAATAACTAGGCCGTTTCGTATACTTCCTGATTCTCCAAAGTCTGCATTATGTAAACGTGAGTCTTCGTCACGAAGCATTTCCATAAACACAGGATCTACAACTAGCCAACGACCATTGGTATCAACTTGCTGTTGATCAAGTAGTCTAGCCATACGAGATATCAGCATAATTGGTGACGCTGTAGCTGTTGGCAAGGCTGTTGCACCCGGCAAACGTGGAGCCAGAGGAATTGAGTGATTTCCTGCTGAACTAGTAGTAATGTTACCAAGATCACCTTTAGTTAGTTTCATGCTGGAAAGAAGTTCATCTGTACCTGCAGTTGAAACTGCCACAGAACCGTTTACAGTTGAGTTAACTGTGTCTGGTGATCCGTGAATGGATGATTGTTTGTAACCTGATAGGTAACCAAGTACGTCTTGGTCAAACTGGTCAGCCAATCTATAAGCTGCTCTATCAGAAGCAAGGCTCATAAAGTTTACGTGGCTATGTGCGTCTTCAATATCATCAATCTTAAAAGCATAGTAATTAGATTTATCTATTGTCAACGAGAAATCTTCATCGTCAAGATCTTGTGGTAGAATTGTTGTACCACGTGTGTAGGCCTTAACTGTGATTTCTGGTTCTTTTATTATTTTAACGGTATCGCCCATGTTAGCAATCTCACCAAAGTAATCGTTATTGGTGACTGCTTCTACAACAGATGACTTGCGGAAAGCAAGTTGCACCTGTTTGCTGTAGATTACTGGACTAAAATTACCGTTAGGCAGGTTTCCATAACCTGCTGCGGAACTAAATGCCATTTTATAATCTCCTATTTATAGCATATTTCACAGATGCAAATCAATCAAATGTACTCACGGGGCTGATTTACGTAGGGTGTATCTCATACAAGGTTGCGCTACTATGTATTTGATAGGCCATGTTTATCAGGTAATCTTAAAGTCTTTTCTTGTTTTGCGATTTAGTTAGTGTAGTAGGTAACCAGTTAAACTGGGGCTACTAAAGAGTATGACTATAGTTATATCTATTTTTTTCTATTTGTCAATCTCTTTTAACGAGCATTTCCAGATACATCGTAATCAAAACGTCCTGAACGGATAGCTTCCATTATTGCATCTGCGTTGCGCTCATACTCTTGTGCCGTCATTTTAGACACTTGAGATTCCTTAAAGCCACCACTACTCCTGTCAGTTTCTGGAGTATTACGTGTCTGTTTACTATTTACAGAACGTGCAGCTTCTTTATTGGTTGATGACTTTTTAGGTGTGATGTTCTTATCTATCTTGTAAAGGTCTATTGCCCTTGCTGCAGATCTAGCATCATTATCATTTTCATACAAAGCGTCTTGAACCCACTTAGGTTGTTCTGTTGCCCAGTTATGAAAGTCATCACTGTCTCTTATTTCACCAAAGTCAGGGTGGAGTTTCATTAACTCTACTTCTGCTTTTTCTTTACTAGCAGTTTCTCGCATTGCATCTATTTCTTTTACACGATCTTCTAAATCTTTTGATTGCTCTCGTGCTTTTTTAATTGCAATAGTTTCTACGATTGCTGCTACATCAGGATACTTAGCTGCCCATGCATCTATGTCATCATCTGACTTTGGTAGTTTAATTTCTTGTTTAGTGCTTTTGTCAAGTTGTTTACGAAGATCATTAATCTGTTTTTCTAAAGATGTTTTTGTTTCTTGAGAATGTCTACGTAAGTCTCCGTACCGTTTCTTAAATGTTTTTTCTTCTGCACTATCAGGTTCAGCTTCTACTTCTTCTTCTACTTCACCTTTGTTTTCTTTTATAAGAGTCTCTAACTCTTCTTCTTCAGCTTTACGCTTTTCATCGTTTGAATATTTACGTGTTGCAAATGCAACTTTAACTTCTGCTTTTGGCTCTTCAGCCATTACTGTTTCGTTCATGTTATTTCCTAACTGGGGCCACCGTAGCCTATGTTGGTAGGGGGATGAGTAGCCAGCAAATAAGCTAGTTTATCGTGTAGCTAAACCACGTTTTGGTGCAGCCGTTGGTGCAGGTTGTCTACCTAGCATAAACACTAAGTCTTCTAACTCATCACCTAAAACTTTACCTAACACCCGTCCTTCAGGTGTACCTCTAAGACCCTGTAACGTAGCACGTTCAGACTCTTCTAGTTCTTTAAATCTTGTAAGTACTGTTTGTTTATACTCTTGAAGTGTTGGTTCCATGTTATTCTCCAAATGCCATTTTAATTTTTCCTACTCCATAACAAAGCGGTTCAAAGATAGAACGATAGAAACGACCTAAAGTATTTCTTTTTGTACCCTTTAACTCTGCACGTAAGTCTGCAGTACGTCTTCGTGTACCATGTTCTAATATTTTACGGATAAGTTTGTTGTTCTTAGTGTAGGCTAAGTGTACTAACGGAAGGAACAATGTATGATAACCTACTTCGTGTGCTTTTGTCAAGTGTTTGTTTGAATAGTTTAACCAAATTGCTTGACGATAAGAACCAAATCCATAAGAAGCATTCATAGCTGTACAAATAATTTTTGCTTCGTCTGCTTCACCATCATTGTCTCTATCTGCACCATCACCTCTTTTAGCTCCCTCTGCAGGTTTATATGGTTTACCATCTAGGGTTTCTCGTTTACCAAATGTACTCTTAGTATACTGTTGTCCTTTAGAGTCTTGGTATATAGTTTTTCCTGTACGACCATCTGGACCATCTTTAAGTGCTTTTCCATTTTTATCAACAACAACTCCTGCAGAACCCGGACCAGCTATCATTCCTACGCCATAACCTTCAGCGTCTGTACCAATATAACCTGTCTCTTCTTGCTCTCTATTGTACACAGCTATTGGATCATTTTGTTCAATCTGTTTACCGCTTCGTAATAAATATTTACTACCACGAGTTAAAGATTTTAATTCTTGTTGTTTATCTTTGTATGCTTTTTCTTTAGCTGCAACTTCTGTTCTATCAAATAAATATTCATCTGAACCTTTTTGACCTTTAGTTACCTTATCACCAAACATATTAACGGTTGTTCCTGCAGTCTTTTCTCCACTTGATGTTGGTACAACTTTTGTACTAGACTGAAACGGTTTTGTTTTTACACTAGTTTGTGGACTTACTCCTGTATCAACTGCCCCTACTCCAAATTCGTATAAAGGGTCAAGAGCTAAAGTAGAGTCTGATACTGTAGCACGTGTTCTTGGTTGATTAATACCCATCATTCTTTGTCTGTCTAATTCAGATGCAGTGGCACTTAACGGCACATTAATACCCATCATTCTAGTTGCATCTACCTGTGATGGAAGACCTTGTAGATCATAAAAACGATCCTGCGCTCGTTCAAAGTTTCTACGGGATGCATCTGCAGCACCTATTGAAAACTCATTTGCAGGAACTACATTGATTGGGTCAGTATCTCCAAACGAAGGTACATCTCTAGTTGATACCTTTGCTTGTTGATCATAAAAAGTTTCTTCTGCTTCTTGCGCTCGTAAATTATTTTCACGAGCCGCATCTGCAGCACCTAGTTGAAACTCACTTGCAGGAACTACATTAATTGGATCTGTATCGCCAAATGAAGGTACATCTCTTGCTGATCTCTGAGGCATAATTCCATCACGATCTAAATAACCTTGGGTCTGTGTTGCTGGAATTTGAGGAGATATACCACCACCTACAAGAGGGCTAGTTGGTACTGCTCCTATACCACGATCTTTTAAAATTTGTGCTTGTCTAAGAATTTCCTCTTGTTTTGGACCCTCAAATCTATTAAAAGGATCTTTAAGCTCTAAATTTGTAGGGGCTGTTATACCCGGAGTTTTTGCTGATACAGATGATACAGGTGTTATTGGTGATGCAGGAAACTGACCCATAGCATCTTGCATACCAAATGGAGGAGCAAACGTATATGCACCCGGATCTGTATAAGGTATCCTAGATACATTAGCGTCTGCACTAGCTGCATCATCTATAAAATCTTGTACATACCTAGTGCCACTATCAAAAGGTATATCAGTAGATTGTCTACTAGATCCTTGCCCCATAGAAACTGTTTCATTCCCAAATGCATCATAAAATTTTGGCGTACCTGAAGGTGGGCGCATGTTTCTATCACGCATGTTAGATTCATAATTATAGTTTGGAAATGGTCTTGTACGATCAGGTATTTGACTTCCTCTTGGATCAACAGTTGGATCAGCAGGTGGTGTATAACCTAAATCTTGACTACCAAAACCTTCAGGTCTAGTTCCTTGTAGACCACGACCACCATATCCCATTGCATAACGATCACCAGCAGTCATATAACCTTGACCTAACTGACGTAGTTGTTCATTAGTAAATGCTCCTGCGCTTGCAACTTGAACTCCAGAGGGTAGTGTTCCATCTGCTCGTGCTTGTTGAGCTTTATTGAAGCTATCTATTATAGCAGAAGTAGCACCACTTTGATCAAGACTATTACTAATAAAATCTGCTTCTTCTTGAGTCATAACTTTATTTATATTAGCGTCCATTGTTGCTGCACCTGCTGGTCTAATTGATAGACTCAAAAGATCAATTACAGCTTTGGGTAAACTTAATAAATAATCATTAGCAGCTTTTGCACCCTTACCTACATAACCATTTACTGTGCCATCCCATAAATATCCTAATGCTGCTGCGGCTGCGTCATTAAGAGGGTTGTAACTACTACCTGACTCTCTATACATTTGTTCTTTACCTTTTTCAAGTAAAGATTTTGTTTCTGGTGTATACACTTCTGCGCCATCATATATTTGGTTAGATCCATAGTCACCTCTGTTAAGCTCTCGTTCTGCTCTTCTAGCTTCTGATCGTTTTAAGGCTGCGGCTCTATTTTTGTCACGCAAAGTTTCAATAAATCCGGGGCCATCTGCTATCTCTCTTGATCTTTCAATAGCTTCTCTGTCCGTATATTGATTAACAGTACCGCCTGTACCACCAGATCTTCCACCTAAAAATTGACCAATACTTGATCCATCTGGTACAAATTTACGATCTTCTCTTCGTTGAATTATTCCTCTTTGTTGGTTTGCAACGTCAACATTTCCTGACGCACCTCTAATTACATCTCTCATTTGATCATCAAGCACTGCTTGAGGAAGAGTTGTATCTGCACCCCTTGCAGGACTTTGATCCATTTCTACAGGACGTAAGTTTAATCTAGCATTTACATCTTGTTGTCTAAGACCTACAGCAGAATCTTCTGGTTGAACTGCAGCAAAATCATAACCAAGTGCAGGATCATCTGCAAACATTCTTCCTGTTGTATTAAGATCTGTTTGTGAAATTGTAGTTGGCCCTTTTGGTCTTGTTGAAACCGCTGGTTGTAATTCTGAAAATTCTTCTTGCCCCATTGTAGGAACACGTGGTGTTGTTGTTTTATCTTTTTTATCTTTATTATCTTTATCAATTACTTTTGTTATTTCTTTAATTTCTTTTTTTACTGTATTTATATCTAATAAGTTTTTATTCAAAACTTTTTCTAAAATACTATCAGGTATTAAAGAACCAATTTTGTCTTTCATAAAATTATATGCACTAGCAAAATTTTGACCTTTTTTATTTTTATCTAATAACTCTTTACCTTGTTTATTAAGAGGATCAGACATATCTCGTGTTGAGTATTCTTGATTCATTTCATCAATTTTATTAGCGTACATTGTTAAAGT